ACGGGGGACCCCCCAAAGTCCCCCCAACGCACCCCCAAAGGGGGAACAAAGCCCCCCGCGGCGGCGGCTCGGGGAAACCCGAGCCCCCCCGGGCGGAGGGCGCCGCCCCGGGCCCCCCCCCATCCCCCCCCCGGGGGGGGGGGGGGGGGGGCTAGGGGTAAGACTCGCCCGCATCACGCAGGACGAGTTTGACCAGGGCATGGTGGCGCTCACGGACCTCCTGCGGACGCTGCGCGCCTATGGCAAGCGCCGGGGGTGGGGCTGAGCGTCGCGTCTACCGGGCCCGGGCGGCTCGGCCGTCGCTGCCTGACCGGACCGCCACGAAAGGACGCCTTATGTCAAAAGAACCGTACGCCCGGAGCATTCGCCACATGCCCGCCCATTGGCGCATTTCCGCCCACGTCAACGGCCAAACGATCTGCGAGGACTACCCGATCGACACGCCGCGGGCCGTGCTCGTGGCGGCCCGCAAACAACTGGTTACACGCCCGCCCGGCCTCGTCGAGCTGCTCGCCGACCTCCTGGCCGATATCGGGCCCTTATCGGAGAAGGAAACCGAGGTGGTGATCAACATGGTGAATCGGCTCCGCAAGCGGCGCCGCGCGGTAATGGAAGGGGCGGCCCCGACCCATGTCCAGTGAATATGGCCCCGGCATTCGCCGGATGCGGTCCAAGTGGCAAGTCTTTGCCCGCGTCCACGGCCAGTTCGTTTCGGAGTCGCACCCCCTCGAGACGCCGCTCGTGCGGCTCCAGGCCCATCTCGCGGCCCTCAAGGCGCGCGAAAAAAACGCGCCGCGCCACCTGTCACCCGAGGTCCAGCCCGCGAGGGGCCGGATGCGCACCTTCGCGGACGACGCCGCCGAGTACCTCTCGCTCATCCATCTGGCCAGCAAGCAAGATCAGGCGTACCACATCGCCCAATGGGTGACGCGCTTTGGACCCCGCGTGCGATCGACGATCACGAGTCGCGAGATTCGCCACGAGTTGGAAACGTGGCGCCGCAATGGCCGCGCCGATGGCGACGGCGGCTTGAAAGTGGCCTCGCTGAATCGCCGCCGCACCGCGCTGATGGCGATGTATACCGGCCTCGACGGCAAGAGCGCCGTCAACATCGTCAAGGACGTGCCGCCGTATGACGAGCGCGGCAATATTCAGATTCGCGCGCTCCCGATGCTCGCGATCGGCTGGATTATTCGACACACGACGCCGCGATCGAAAACGCGCGCGCGCCTGCGTGTCCTGCAATGGACGGGCTGGCCGGCGAAGCTCGTGATGGAGATCGAGCGCGGCGATGTCGATTGGCAGGCCGGCTTGATTCGCGCCCATCGACGCAAGAAGGGGAAGGGGATGCCCGAACAGTGGGTGCCCGTGCTAGAGGAAGCCTTGGTCGCCGTCCGTCGCCTCTTCGCCCTGGACGCGGAGGGGCCCTTTTCGACAAGCGGGATGTACAAGTCCTTCCAGGTCGCGGTGCACAAAGAAAACGCACGCCGCCGACGGCGGAATCTCCCGACGCTGCCGCACATCAACCCCTACGCCATCCGACATTCCTTCGGCACGTGGGCGGCGCCCCTCGTGAACGACGATCGGATCTTGAAAGAGATGATGCGCACGAACTCGATCGCCCGCTATACCCACGGCGCCTCGACCGAGCGCATGGGGTCCGCGCGCGCACGGATGCAGGAGGAGCGGCGGGCCCACCGCGCGCAGCGCGCGCGCAACTTTGCGCAACTTTCGCCGAGGACGCCCGTAGGTACCCAGTTGCGCAAAAAAGTTGCGCGCGCTGATGAGCCAGATGAGCCAGTCGCTGTAAGTGATTGATTCTAAAGGCGTGGGCCGCGGTGGGATTGAACCACCGACCCTCTGGTTAAAAGGCCGATAGTAATCGATAAAATACGCCTAGTTTCGTAAAACGCGCAACTTGCGCAACTGCCATGCGCTATAGAATGTCTATATGAACTACGCTGTAGTGCAACCCGCTGGCTAGTTGCCCAAAGTGGTGCGCTAGAACGGCGTCCACCACTTCTCGCCCGGCCGCACGTCGAGCGCGTGGGCTAAGGCCGTCTCGATCTCGACGGCCGGGATGGTCGCCTTCGCCGCCTCCGGGTTGTTGACCTCAAAGATCGCGCGCTGGACCGCTTCCAGAAAATCCCCCACGTTGTCCCAGCGGCCTTGAAACTCGGGATATTGCTCGAGCGCCTGCAACACCTGATCGACGGGCAGCCCGCCCTGCATCCGGACGATCCCCGGGGCGCCCTTGACGCCGCCGGCGGGCGCCGGCAGCCGCTCTCCCGCCCGCGCGCCGCTCTTGATCCGTCGCACCTTGCCGAGCGACTCCATCATGTGGCGCAGTTCGCCGACGAAGCCCCCACGGCCTTCCCGCGCCATGTTGAAGCCGCCCTCGGCCGAGATGGCTTTCAACAGCGCGAGCGGATCGGCCCCGCCTTCGGCCTCCGCGTTCAGGTGCTCAGCAATGCCGTCCTTCGCCTGCTCGACCTTGCGGAGGTACTCGCTGGCTAGTTCGTCGGGCGTCCCTTGGAAGTCTTGGGCGCGGGCGTCTTCGAGGAGTCGGTCGAAGTACGGACGGAGGGGTGGGGGAATCTGCGTAACCCCAGTTGCCGGCACACGTTTTTGACCGCGACCTCGAACGGCTCGCCGAGTTGGAGTTCCTGCCGCAGCAGTCGGATCGCTCGGCGATACTCCAGGGGCTGATCCTTGAGCGCGTACGCCATCGGGGATCTCCAATTCTGCCACGGATGCCGGGCCGCGGAGTTCGTTCATCGCCTCGCCGAGGTCGCGGAGGAGCGAATCGCGGACTTGGACATTCTTGATCACGGGCGACGTACGCACCCAATCGGCCGCCGCTTGCAGGTCGGGGAGCGTCGCGGTGCGGAACACGGCCTGCCAATGCTCGGCTGGACGATTGAGTTGGCCGTTCTTCCGCGTGAGGCTCGTGCGGAGTTGCGTCACGAGCGAGGGGCCGCGCCTGGGCGCCTCGGTCACGCCCGGTGCGGGGGCCGATGGGCCTTCCACCAGTCTGAGCCGGGGGTCCAAGTTGGCAAAGGGATCGATCTCGGTGATGCCCGGCTGCGTCGGCTGCGTTTCTTCGGAGGCCGTGAGATCGAACCCTTGAGCGGGCACGTCGAACTGCGGCTGCGGCACTTCCTGACTGCGGACCGCTTCGGCGCCTGGCAGCACCGGCTGATCGCCTTTCAGCAACCGATTCACTTCCGGCAACAGCACCTTGGTCGTCCACGAGGAGGAGTTCGGGCCGCGCAGCCAGCTTGCGAGGGTTTGGAGCGCCTCGGGCGACGCGGCGGCGAACCGCTCGTGCCACGTGGCCACGGGCACATCGGACACGCCCGTCTTCATAAGGCTGCCGCGCAGTTGGCCGACGAGATCCTCGGCGGCTGGCACGACGGCGGACTTCGGGACGGCCGCTGATGGGGACACTGGCCTCGCGGCGGGCGCCACGGCGGCCTGGGCGTCGGCCACCAGTTGCTGCCACTCGGCATTCTCGGGCGCATAACTGCCAGGTTCCGGCGAGGTGAGCCAGTCGCGGAAGTCCTTGAAACTGACACGCGCGGTCGCCGACGATCCGCCACGTTGATCGGGCGCGACACGCATCGACGTGCCATCGGGCGAGAGTTCGGCGCCATTCCATTCGCCGAGGAGGGCTTCCACGTTCTCGCGACCCAACGTGTCCACGAGACCGCGCAGGGACAGGACGCCGGGCGTGACCGTCTTGGTGGGCGCGGCCGGGGGCGCGGGACTCGCGGGCGCCGGGGGTGCCGTGCCAGCGGGCGGTTCGCCTCCCGTGGGAGGCGGCGTCGATCTGGGCGCGGGTGGCTCGGCCGGTGGCGTGGTGCGCTCGAGCTCGGCGATGGCGGCGGCGCGTTCCTCTGGCGGCAGACTGAGCAACTCGGCGATCGTGCTCGGCAGTTGCGCGGTGCCGCGTGGATCGGCCGCATCGCTGCCGTGGAACCGGGCCACTTCCTCCCACGTCGTCGGGAGCGGTTGATCGGGCGTCGGCCGACCGAAGCGTGGCGGCGCGGGCGTCGGGGCCGGGCCCAACTGCGGATACGCCGGCGGCGGCAGGTCCAACAGCCCGGTCGGGCGCGGCGGCAAGCCGAGCGGGGTCGGCTCGACCGCGGGCGCCGGCAGCGCCGGCTGGACATTCGGCAGGACTGTGACGGTCGGCAAGGGACCGGGGCGCCAGTTTGCGGGGCCGATGCCCGTGCCGGGGGGCAACCCAGGCGGCGGGGGCGGCGGGGGCGGCGCTGGGAGTCCGGGGCCGGCCGGGGGCCCGCCAGGTCCACCCGGCGGCATCACCGCGACGGTCGGCAGCGGGCCGAGCGGCTGGGCGAACGTCATGCCCGGGAGTCCTTCGAGATTGCGTGCGGCCCGTTCGACGACGACGTTGCGGGGCTGCGGCCCGCGTCGCAGCCGGTTCGCGACGGCTTCAGTGAGTTCCCCACCGCCCACGGCACCGGCCAGTTCCCCCGGCACGCCAAAGATACTGCCCGCCACCGCGCCGGCGCCGGTGCCTGCCATCTTGATCAGTTTGGCCACGATCTGCTGGCCGAGCGTGCTGCCGCCCGGCGGCCGGACGCCGGTGTCCCCGGCCAAGCGTTTCGCATAGGCGGCACCGCGCGTTTCGATGAGCGCCCCTTCGTCGGCCCGCAACTTCCGAATGTCGGTGACGCCCAACTGATCCAACCGGTCATACACCGCATTCCGCGCATGGTCGGCGGCCAACTCGAGCGCCCGAAACACCGGGTCGCTTTGGCGCATCGCGTTCACGTCATACTTGCTTTCGCTGAGCGCCTTCCGCAATTCGCTATTCAGCCGCAGCACCCGGTCGTACATATCCGGCAGCGACATCGGTTGATCGAGCCCGAGGCTTTCGATCGCCTGCATCCCCTTATCGATGTCGGTCGCGCGCGTCCCCATGCCGCGCACGGGTGGGGCGCCAGGCGTCGGGCCGCCCAAGCCCCGATCGAGCGCGTCCTCGATTTGCCGGATGGGCACTTGGACGATTTCCTGCGGAAACTGATCGACCGCCGCTTGCACGTGCGTTTCGATCTTGCCGATGGCGCGATCTTTCGCGGCGATGAGATCGGTGACGGTCGCGATCGGCGTGGCCGCATGTTCGGCGGCCATCGCGGGAATCGTGGTCTGGATGTGCGCGGCGTCCATGTCGGGAAACGCTTGCTGCATCAACCGCACGTAGGTCCGCATTTTCGCCGCTTGAATCGCGGCGGCACGGGCGGGGGCGCCCGCGGCGTGCGCGGCGGTCGCCGTCTCGCCGCCCTTCACCAATCCCAGATTGGTCACGAGGGCGGCGGCCGATCCGAGCGCGGGCGGGAGTTCCTCCGAGAGCGGCTTGGAGGTATCGCGCAAGATGTCGCCGGTGCGGTTGATGGCCGTCCCGATGCCGAGCGGCAGCATCCCCGCCGCATGCTGGATCGCCGACAAGATGTTCTCGTACCGCGCGCCGGGTTGGGTCCAGATGGCTTGCAGGTCGCGCTCGAACGCCGGCACGCCCTCGGCGCCCGTGAGGCTGCCCAGGACCCCCTTCACTGTGTCGATCGGATGCGTCACCAGCCCGGCCGCGAGGTCGGTCACGCCAGGATTGATTCCAGCTTCGTATTGACCGGCGAAGGTGTCGGGCGACGCCGGGGCCGGGGCCATCTTCTTCGCGAAGCGTTCTTGGATGGCTTGCGCCTCGGTGCGCGGCGTGGGCACCCCGCGGTACTGTCGGACGATCGCGGCCTCCTCCGGCGACATCGGGGGACCGCTCGACGTGGGTGTCCCGCCGTACTGCCGGATGATCGCGGCCTCCTCCGGGGAGATCGTTTGCGGGTCCATGCGGCTACTTGATGGCCTTCAGCCGCTCGTAGGCCGACTTGGCCGCCTCTTCCGTGGGATACGTGATGGACACGCCCGAGGGGCCCGTGACGACGCGCCCATTGATCGCGACCTTCGAGGTGGGCGCCGGGGGCGGCCCGCCGGCCGGTCCGGCGCCTGTCTGGCGTCCGGTCCCGCCTGCGCCTGGCGGTGGCCCGGGTGGCGGCGTCCCCATGCCGGTCACGTTGCCGAGGAAGTTGGCGATGTCTTGCGAGACGGCGGCAATCTGTTTGCTCTGATTGTCGGTCGTGATCTTCATGTCGTTCCGCATGCCGGCCGCCACTTTGGCGAACGTCTCGGGCGACTGCGCGGCGCCGAGCAGATCATCCACGCGCTTGCTGGCGTAGTCGGTGAGCGCCGCGACCGACCCGGCGCCCCCGCCCGTGACCTTGGCGTATTCGCGCCCGGCCGTGTAGATGTACAACTGCAACTGCGCGAGTTCCGGATCGCTGGAGAGGGCTTTGTCGCCGGTCGCGAGCCACTGCTTGAACGTGTTGACGATCGGCGTCTGCCCGCGCGGCACTTTCAGCGATTGGTTCTCGGCCAGTTGCAGCGCATCCTCGGCCGCGCCGGCCGCGGCGGCGGTGCGAACGTAGAACGTCGTCAGGTTCGCGAGCGCGGGCGCCTTCGCGCGATACTCCGCGCGGAGCATCGGCACATCGACGCCCGACTCCGCGGCAATCGCGCTGCCCGTATTGATGATGGCATCCCGGGCGCGGCCCATCTGGCCGCTGTTGCTTTGCCCGAGCGCCGGCATTTGATTGGTCAGCACCCAGGCCATGCCGCCCTGATAGAGCGCATTCGGCGTCAGATTCGTGGCTGGGTCCACTTTGTTGGCCGTCACCGGATCGGGCCGGGTGGCCGAGAAGGTGCGTGCGGCGAAGTCATTCGCCGCCCCCGTATTGATGATCGCTTGCGACGGCACGGCGCGCACCGGCTTGCCGGCCGCATCTTTCACGGGCACGGCGGTGCCCGTCGCATCATGCGTCATGATCGTGGGCTGGCCCTCGAACATCGCCGTGAACGTCCCCGTGGGCGCGGCGCGCACCGCGGCCGCAGCGGCGCCCCGGATCTCATTCCGAATCGCCGCCACCTCGGCCGAGTCCAACGGCCGACCCACTTCCTTCTGCTTCCGCTGCACGGCGGCGGTCACGTCGGCCTGTTCCTGCTCGAAGGGCGTTTTGGGGACCGGCCGCGCGGGCGTCATCTCGACGGCCTGGCCCTCGGCGTTCTTCGCGGCCAACCCGGCGGTCGCCCGCAAGGTCTGGATCGGCACATAGCGGCCGGTCGCGTCTTGCACGGAATCGTTCCGCTGCAACAACTGCTGATACTCGTCCGGTCCCCATTCCGCTTTCAACTTGTCGAGTTGCGCCTGGGCATCTTTCTGCGCTTTCGCCATCGCCTTGGTATTGCTGAACGTCCCCCCCAGTCGGCTCGTGATAAACCCCGGCGGCAAGCCCAGCGATTTCACGCCCGCGTCGTCGAAGAGTTCCACCGTGCGGGCGAACGCGCCGGGATCATCGATCGTCTCGACGGCCCGCGTCGCCCGCTCCACGAGATCGACGATCTTGAGCTTTTTGGTGTCCTCGTACTGCTGCCGTAGGTATTGCCGTTGCTCCTCGGTCGCCGCGGTCTGCACGTCGAACTCGTGTTGCTTCTCCTCCAGCAGGCGCCGCCGTTCCATCGCGTCGGTGTACCCGCCGAGCAGACCCGTGACGCCGGCCGGGCCGGCCTTGCTGGCGGCGATCCCCGCGAGCAGCATCGGGATCGATTTCACGAGTGTCTGCATGAACGTCGGCGCGGCCGGTCCCGTGGGCCGCGGCGGGGTGAGCGCGGGCGCGGGGCCGAGCGGGACGCCCGCAGTGCCGAGACCCGCCGGGAGCGTCGGCGGCTGCGTGGGCGGGGCCACGGGCAGCGGCGGCGGAAACGACACCGGAATCGGGTCGTCTTGTAGGGGGGGCGTCTCCCCCACTTGGCTGAGCATGCGCGGATCAAGCAAGTCCGGTAGGGCCATCAGGGTCGCTCACTTGTTGAATGTGGCGAGCCAGTCGCCGATCGTTTTCCAGAGCGCGGCGCTTTGGGTGTTGTTCGTGGTATTGCCCAGCGTCGCCATCTGCGAGATCGACGCGAGCGACGAGAGCAGATCCTTCGGCGAGGTCGAACCCGCCCCGAGCCCGAGGACCTGCAACGCCTGACTCAATCGCTGCGCGCTGAGATCGACCGGAATCCCCGCCAGTTGCACGGCCTGATTGAAATTGGTGTTCTGTTCGGTGCGCTGATCGCGCGAGAACTGCGTGAGCGCCTGCGCGAGCGTGACCGGGAGCACGCTCGTGGACATGTCCTGTCCGCGGAGACTGATTTCCTGGGCGCGCTGAGCCAGCTCCTGCGTGCGCGCCGCATCCTGCGCTTCGATCGTCTGGCCGCGGAGGTTGATGTCCTGCGTCCGCTGATTCATGAACGCATTGAGTTGCGCGAGCAAGCCTTGCTGCTCGAGGCTCGCCTGCTGCGTCGCGGCCGTGAACCCCTGCGAGGCGGCCTGCATCAACTGGTCGCGCCGCTGATTGATCTGCGCGATTTCCGCGACGTTCTGCGCCTGGAGCGCCTGCGCCTTCAGCGTCTGGTACTGCGCGTCCACTTCCTGCAAGGCATGCTGCGCGACGCCCGAGGACGGCGGCACGCCCTGCATCCCCATCGCGCGGGCCTTGTTGTCGAGCGCCGTCTGATGCTCGTGGTTGAGCGTGTCCACGGCCGCCGTCTTCAACTGCGCGAGTTGGTCATCGCTGAAGGCCGGCTTGCTAAGCTCGCTCACGAGATTGTCGAGAATGCCCCGGTACTGCGAGGTCGGGCCCGTGAGCGCGTTCGTGTTGGCCTTGAGCGCCTCTTGCAACGCCGCGAACTGCGGCCCATAGTCCGGCAGATCGGGAATCGTGGCCGGCGCGGAGAGGGCCGCGATCGGCCGATTCTGGATGTCGCCGAGGCGCGTCATCGCGTTTTGAATGGCTTGCGTGAAGATCGCGGCGTTCGGGTCGTTGATGGGCGTCGTGAGTTGATTGATCCGCTGCGTGAGCAGCGTCATCAACTGCGAGGCGGACGGATCATCGAACAGATTGCCGAAATTGATACCGGAGAGATTGATGCCGGTGCCCGTGCCCCCGCTCCCGCTGCCGCTCCCGGTGTCGGGATTGAGCCGCCCCCACTCGGCCGTCGTCATCCCCATGCGGTTCGCCCAATAGGCTTCGCTGTGGGCGCCGTTGTCTTCCCGAATGCGCTCGGCCCAATACTCCGCGGGGTTCTCGGTGGTCAGCCCCGGATTGGTCGGCCCCAAGACCTGATACTGGTACTGCACCCACGGCAGCGGATTGCTGAGCTCGAGCGGCGGCTTGGTCGGGGTCGTGGTCGTCGTGGTCGTCGGCGTCGTCGTCGTGGCTGGCGGCGTCTTCGGGGGCGTGGTCGGCGACAACGGCTCGCCGGGCGGTTGCTTCGGCAGCCCCGGTCCGGCCGTCCCGATCGGCGGATTCGTCACGAAGTCGCCGTAGTCGGTGTTCAGACGCGACGTGGTGGCCTGCGTGCCGGCAAACGTCGGCTTATACGTCGGCTCGTCGTAGATCGTGGTGTCGTACGTCGTCAAGGCCATCGGCTACACCCGCGGCAGCGTGTTGGGGTAGGCGTACCCCTCCGGGTCGCCGCCTTGCGGGCGGAACGTGTCGGTCCCGGGGGGGGAGGGCACGCCTGATCCGCCCGTGCGGGGGGCGCCGAGGCCGGTCATGCCGGTCCCGCCGTCCCGCATCCAGACCGGCAAGCCGCCCATCGCGCCGCGCAGCACGGCCTGGTAGAGCGGATCGCTCTGCTGCCGGCGTTGCAGATCGTTCTGGAGCAACTGATTGAGTTGCTGCGTCAGTTGCGGGACGGCCGAATTGAGGGCGCTCTGCGCCGGGTTGTTGGCGGTCGGGTCGTTCTTCTGACTGAGCAGTTGCCAGAGCGCAATGATCGCCGGGGCCGCCCCGAGCAGTTCTTTCGGGATCGACGAGCCCGTGTTGGCCGGCGGCGTCGTGGCCGGCGGGGTCGTCGCCGGCGGCTCGGGCGCCGCCGGGGCGGTCGGGGTCGGCGGCGGCAAGGTCGTGGTCGGTTTCGGCTTGTGGAACAGCTTCGACAACAGATGCCACGCCCCGACGACGAACGGGATGATCGGCACGCCGCCGTGGCCTTCGCCGCCGCCCGTGCCGCCCGTGCCGATCACGTCGGTGCCCTGGTTCTGGGGGCTGCCATAGCCCAAGTTTTGATAGAGCGGATCGATCAGGCTGCGGTTGTACGGATCGTCGTTGACGATCATGACGGGCCTACCCTTCCACAAAGACGGTGACGACGGCATCGGCGACCGAGCTCGAGAGATACACGCGGCTCGCATCGGCCGGCCGCGTCACCATGAGCGGCACGAGCCGATGGCCCGCCGAGTCGAGCGGCAGCGCCGGCACGAGCACGTAGGGCGTCCGCGGCAGCCCGTGCGGGATGGAAAACTCCGCGTCGGCCACACTCGGGGTCGTGGCGGCGAGCGGGTACCATTGCAGATTCCCGCCGCGCGTTTGGAGCGTCGCGCCCGGCATCGCGCGGCCCACGCGCAGATCCGACAGCACGTAGTCAAAGCACCGCGTCACGGCCTCGAGGGCCGGCGTCAAGAGCGCGCGGACGTAGCTGCTGCTCGCCATGTTAAATCGTCGAACTCCCGACCATGATCGGCAAGGTGTGCGCGATGTAGGTATCCGAGACCGTGCTGATTTGCAGACTCAGGCCCGACCACGTATAGGTGCGGGGGTTGGCGGCGCCCTTGTTGTGGGACGACACGACCGTGCGCGTCCCGTCCGTCATCACGAGCAGGAGATCAATGAATTGAATGGCGGGATCGCTCAACCGGCTCCCGCACACGAGCACGAGGCCGCCGACATCGGCGGGGCTGTGCGGCCGCGTCGTCGTGAAGATCGTCACCGGCGTGCTCGAGTAGGTGACGCCCGTTTGCCCATACGACTGGACGGACGTGCGGACATCGATCACGCCTTGAATGACCGCGCCCCCGGCGGTGATCCCGCCCGTGACCGTGACGCCGCTGAGCGTCGTCAAGCCAGTCACGTTGAGCGTGCCGGTCGCGGTGATGTTGGTAAACGTGGTGGTCCCGGTGATGATCTGGTCGCCCTGGACGGTCAGTGTCCCGCCAATGACGACGTTGCCGGCCGTGTTGATCGACCCATCGGCATGGATGTCCACCACCGGGTCTTGCGCGACGTTTTGGACTTGCACGACAAGGCCGGTGCCCGCGCCCGCCCGAAACAACGCGCCCACGCCGGCCGCATCGACGTTTTCGACCGTGAGCGCCGCTTGTCCGGCGGGCCGACTCGCGCGTACGCCCAGCGCATCGAGCAGGCTCGGTCCGTTCACGAACAGACTCCCGCCAAGCACGGCATTGCCCGTCACGGCGAGGGTCTCGAGCACACTCGTGCCCGTGATGCCGCCCGTGACCGTGAGCGTCCCGCCGATCGTCGCGTTGTGGCTGAGCACGAGGTCGTACCATTGCGCGCCGCTCGTCCCGAGACTCCGCTGATTGCCGGTCAGGTCGGGGACAACATGATGCGCGAGCCCGTCACGCAAGCCCGTCTCGATCGCGGTGATTTCGAGATTCGGATCGTTGATCGTCGCCGGCGTGACCTGATCGCCGTTGGCGTAGATCGGAAACGCGCGAATCCCGGTGGGGTACGTGGCGGCCATCTTTAGAAGCCCCTCAAGGCGGACTCGGGCAGATACGTGAAGCCATACGTAAACCAGTCGAACGCCTCGCGGCCCACGTAGGTCCCGGTGAGACAGAAGCCGCGGCCTTCGGCCTCGAGCGGCAACTGCACTTGAAACACGCGCCGGCCGCCGAGCGCGAGAAAGAACGGCAACGCGACGGGCAAGATCGGCGGGCGCCCGTCGATCGGCACGTCCCCGGCCCAGACAAAGCGATCATCGATTGACACACTGAGCGTGAACGTGCCGGCCGTCAAGAGATGTTCGGTATAGAGATCGAGGAACCGCGTCATCGGCAGGCCCGACGTAAACACCGGGCCGCGGTACTTCGCCGTGAGATCCAGCCCATCGGCCGACGTGCCCGTGTTCTCTTCGCGCAGCCGGCCACTCGTCAAGTCCCAACTGAAGAGCCGGCCGCGATTGCCGGTTTCCGTCTCGGGGCCGTTCCACGAGAGGTAGCCGCCGATCGTGCGATCGGTCGCGCTCCACACGGGCGTGCTCGCGCCCGACCGCACGAGGTCGAACACGAACTCGCCCGGCACGCCATAGAGCGTGAGGTCGGGCACCGCGAGCCGCAATTCCTTTTCCGATTCGTGATAGACGACCGGGACGCGCGCCAGTTGCGCTTCGCTCGTCACGTCCACGATCGCGCGCCAGTCTTGTTCGAGATCGGTCGTGAGCAACACGTCACTCGCGCCATCGAAGAGGAACAGCCCTTCGGCCGAGGCGTGCGCGATGCGTCCGCCCATCAGATCCCACGCGCGAAACCCGAAGCACCCGGCGCGACTGGCGGCGCTCGGCCGCACATCGAAGTCAAGGACGCCCAGGCCCACAATCAGAAACGCCGGTTTGGCCGTGCCCATGACGACGAGCGTATCGCCGTAGGGCATGATCGCCGTGATGCGATCGCCCGTCGTGAACGGGAGATCGATCGTGTAGTCGGCCGGCCACGCCATCGGCAGAAAAATCTCCGAGAACCGGATCGTCACCGGACTGATCGGATCTTTCGCCCACCAGCGGCCTTTCCAGACTTGGCCAAACTCGAGCGGCGGCGCCGGGGTGTGTGTCGTCGGCGCTTCGGTCGCCTCACTCCACGTGTTGTCGGTGAGAAACGCGGTGACGGAGCCGCCACTCGGATTATTGGGCACGCTCGTGGCGAAGCGCCGCACGCTTTCGCCGAGCGTCACGTCCCGGGCGTAGATCAGAATGTCGGTCACGGTTGGATCGGTCGAGCCGGCCGCGACGACCGTGATCGTCCGGGTGGTACCGCTACTGGTCACGAGGACGGTCGCGAACGGCCCTTCATTGCTCGGAAAGGCGCCGGTGTCCAGATACCCGTAGGAGACCTCGAAGGTGTGCCCGGTCATCAGGGACCCGCCCGAGGTATTCGTGAGGAAGGGGGCGGCGGTCGGCCCGGCGATCCCGAAGCGATGCCACGTCACGCCATCCGTGCTGACCTGCGGCGGCGTCACGCCATCGAAGACCGCGACCCGCTCAGCGTCGGACACGAAGTCGATCGGCCGAACGGTGTCGAAGCCGGTCGCGACCGGACTGCCCCACACGCCCGTGTCACTCGGGCGGTAGATGTCGCCGTGGTACGCGACGAGCGTGAACGGGATGCCGCCGTGCAGGTACACGCGCTTGCCGCCTTGCGGGCGTTCGTTGCCGAGACTGGTCGTCGTGAACGTCTGCCACCCAGCCCGCGGGCGCCACCGGCCCGGCACATCGAGGCGCGTATTCAGGAGTTGCTGCGCGCGGGACGGGCCGAGGAGCGTCGCGTTCTGGCGACGGTCGAGCCCGCCGGTCAGATCGGAGACGAGTTCGAGCGCGGGCGTCGCGGCTTGGCCCGGGGCACGGGTGACGAGGCGCGGCTTAGCGTCGGCCATTCAGGGCTCCGAGCAGCGCGTCGATGGTGGTCGCTTGCGCCGGATGGTCGATGCCGCCGTGGCCCATGACGGTCATGAGCGTCTTCAGCACGCGGTCTTCGGGCGTCACGGACGGCCGCACGGGCGCGGGCGTCGGCGCGAGCGGGGCTGGCCCCTTGGGCAGATGCAGCGCCATGACGCGAATCGCCTCTTGCGCGGGGCCGAGCGCCTTAGTCGGCATGGGTGTCCTTCGGCTGACGTACCGATCCAGTGAAGGTCGGGCGCCGCGGCTGCAACACGGCCACGACCGTGGTCTCGCCACAGGTCGGGCAGCGCGGCGCGTCGGTCCGCGTCACCTCCAGCGTGTGGCCGCAGCGGAAGCGGATTACCATGCGGCCCGTCCAAAGCGGGCGCCGTAGGTGCGATCGCGCACGCGGGGCCGGCGGTAGGTCCGCATCGGTTGAATGACGGCACTTTGCGGAATGTGCTGCGTGCCGAGATAGTTTTGCACTTCGCTCTGCGCTTGCACGAGCGCGGCGGCGCTGCGGTTCAGGTCCTTTCGCAGTTTCTCGAGGTCATGCGCGGCGTAGTACCCGAGCGCCCGATGCCAGGTGGTCAGCGTCGTCTTGACGACCGTGCCGATGGTGAAGGTGATCGCGGGGTCGAGCACGAGCGGGTCGGGCGCGAGGACGTACGGTACCTGCGCGACCCAGGTCTCACCGGCGGGAATCAAGGGCGCCGGGTAGAGGCCGAGGAGGAGCGCGGCGCCGTCCATGCGTTGGTACCAGCACTGCGGCGTGGCGGGCGGACTCGTGCGCCAGCCGGGCTCACTGTTGTTGAGCCATGGAATCGTGCGGCGGGGGAAATCGTCTTTGCCCGCCAGTTGCACGGTCGTCCCATCGGCGTGCGTCAGGAAGAGTTCGGGGCCTTCCGGCGCGAGCGCCAAGTAGGGACCGGTCGTGAGGCTGTCGAGGCGGTACTCGGCCTGCCCATCGACGAGCGGCAGCGCCTCGTCGGTTTGGAGGCACGCGGTCTGGATCGTGAACCAGAGCTGCGCGGCGTTGATGGCGGCTTGGCGGCGGGCGACCGTGAACAGGTTCGTCCGGTCGGACGTGCCGAGTTCTTGGTCGAGGAAGGCGCCGTAGAGGTCAAGGAAGGTCATGGGCGGCGTCCTAGAAGGTGAGCCACGCGCGGCTACTCGTCCCGCTCGTGTTCGAGACGCCGGACAGCACTTCGATCGCGCACTGAGTCATCTGCACCGGCTTCGGCGCGCCAGACAGCAGTTCGATGACCCGCTGCGTGACGCGCACGGCCGGACTGACCGGCTGCGTGAGCGTTTCGAGCGCCGTTTGCGTGACGCGAAAATCGGTCATCCCGTCTTCTTGTAGCCAAACTCGGCGGCGTTGAAGCCGGCCTCGGTCCACGCCGCACTCGTGCCGGGATTGACCTGGGCCACTTGCAGCCCATAGGCGTACGTCGTGCCGGGCGCGATGTCCGCGCCAACGAAGTCGGCCCCGCCGTGTCTGACGACGGGGGCAATCAAGGCCGCGCCGGCATCCATCTTCTTCACGCTCAAGTTGTGCTGAACGCCGTAGATCACCGAGCCGGCGACGGGGATGTCTTGCACGACAAACGTATCCGTCAGCCCAATCGTCGTGGCCGAGGTGTAGTCGGTATCGTCATTCGGGGCCGTCTCATCGACGCACGACCAGTTGGCGCCGGTCGAGGGCGTCCAGCCCGTCGTGGCGCCGGCCGCCGTGGGAGAGAGCGCATCAACGCGGCAATCACCGAGGAAGGTGTTCCAAGGCGCCGCTCCCGTGCCATCGAGCACATACAGGTCGTCATAGTCCGCAATTTTTGAGCTGCCGAGTGCGCTGAAGGTCACCGCATCGAACATGCCGAGGATCACGCTCGTCCACTGACTCGCGGCCGACGCGCGCGTATTCTGCGCCGTCAGGCTCAAGACCGACACGCCATTCAGACGCAGATCCACCGTGCCCGCCGAGGGATGGATCAGTACTTTCAGTTCGAGGTACCCAAACGTCGCCGCCGTCATCGTCGCCGTGGTGGTCCCCAGCACGGTGCCGTTATGGATACCGCGCAGCACCGTCAGCGTGAAGTCATTGTTCAGACGGAGGGAGATTTGCGTGGTGCCGCCATCTCTCACCCCGGCCAGCGCCAATCCAGCGGTCCCAATCAGTCCAGTGGGCACCCGCACGGCCATGCCAACGACGAAGGTCGCATCAGCGGCGGGCAGTACCTTCTGCACGTAGTACGTGGGATTCGTGGAGCCGCCCCCACAGTTGGCCTGCAACCCTTGACTGGCCCGGCGGCCCGTGCCCGCGCCGATCGCAATCGCCCCACCCCCAGTCACGGCGCTGGCGCTCCACTTCTCGGTGAGGTCGGCCGTCACGTAGTGGTCAAACGAGTCGATGAAAAGGAGGGCCATCGTTAGAACCCGTTTGTCACGGCGAGCAGATCCCACGTGCTGTCGCTCGCGTTATAGCGAAACCCCAGATAGAGCGTCTTGCTCGCCGTTGTCGTCGTCGGCAGCGCCACGTCGGTCCCAGCGCGATAGATGGCGTTCCACGAGAGCGCGCGGGCCGTCGCGTCGCTCTTGATCCGGATGGTCAAGTAGTTCCCTTCGGTGGGCGTGCCCGAGGGGGCGGCAAACGCCGCGGCGGCCGCGAGCGCCGTGACGGTGAAAAAATTGCGGGGACTGCCGCCCGCGGGCGTCGGCGTCGCCGACGAGACGATCGTGGTCGTCGTGTCGCCTCCGGGCGCGGAGACTGCGCTCACCTGCACCAACACCTGTTGGGCGGTGATAATCGAACTGCCATTGGCGACCCAGGCCACCGGGATCTCGGCGTACGTCGTTTTATCGATGGGCGGCCCCGTGGTCCGAAAGCGCGCGTAGGACGCATGATCGTCCTTGTCTTGCACGAGGATGGTGGACCCGAGCGAAATGACCATCAGGCCCCAATAGACATCCTGATCGTCCACGGACACAAAGCGAATCCAGAGCTTCGTCGTGGCGGTAAACGGAAACCCGAGATCGGTACGGAGTTGCCCCGCGTTGGGCGGTTCGGGGCCGGTGTTGTACGTGTAGTTGATGAGCACCGAATTACGCGGGCCATTGAGCACCGTCCCGGTCATCGACATGCCGCCCGAGAGCGTCACTTCCTCGATGTCGCCGGCCCCGCCGCTCGCGCCCCGGCCGAGCAGGCGTGAGGCGCCCGAGAGATTCTGCATCTTCGCAAACGTCACGGCATCGTTGGCGATCGTCGCCGCCACGCTGCCACTGCCCGGCCCGGCCGTCACGTCCCCGGTGAGTTGGGTCAAGCCCCCGCCGCCCCCGCCACTCGTGCCAGAGACGACGCGGCTGTTCTGCAAGGCGACAATCGGCGGCGGCCCGGCACTGCGCGCATTCTTCGACGCGACCGTGGGCGCCGGTCCGGCGGCGAGTGGCGCCGGCTCGGCTGTGGTCGCGGCGACCAGGGGCGGCGCCTCCGGCGGCGCCGGGGGCGGCGTGGGGCGCCGTGGTGGTGGGGGCGGCGGCGCGGGACGCCGGGGCGGCGGCATGCCTTTGGGCGGCTTAGTTGGCGACATATTCCACCGTCACCGTTCCGCCCACGACCGCCGTGGACACCCGCGCCCGCACGGCGAGGAGCGCCCCCGAGTAGGACACGACCTGGACCGTACTCGCGGCGATCGCAATCTCGGGCGCGAGCGCCTGCCACGTGCCCGTGTAATCGACCGACCGGGCCGTTTCGATCGTCACGCCGCCGGCACTGACCGCGCCGATCCCCTCGAGGTAGAACGCATGTTCGCGTCCCGCCCCGCCCACGTCCACCGGGGTCCCGTTGCCGGCGGCCGTCGCCGTCGTCTGCAAGCGTTGGCGGACTTCAACCATGCGGGCCTCCTTCGAGATCGGCGATCAACGCTTCGGCGAACTGGATGGCCCCCGTGCACGCATGGGCATTCGCCAAATGCTGCTGCCGCTGGTGGTGCAGCGTCTCCACCTTCGCGCGCAGCGCCTCGACCGACGGCCACGTCGTCGGCCGCGCGTCTTCGTCGGGCACGGCCACCGGGCCGAGCACCGGAGCCATCAGAACGTCACCGATCCGAGCGAGTACAGCGTATAGGCCGAGGCCGACGTGAAGACGACGCGGAAGGTCCGCATCGTGCTTTGCGCGATCGTCATCGTGCCCGAGAGCGTCGCGCCCAAGCCGGCCGTCACGGTGATCGTGAACGCGCCGCCCGCATCGTTGCGAATCGCAAACTCGAACGCCGTGCCGGCCGCCGCCCCCGGGACCGCATTGGCCAGCGCGGTCGCCGAAGGCGTCACGTCCGATCGGCTCGCGCCGGCTGGGTCGCGCAGAATGAGCCCGCTCAAGAGTTGCGCGGGCGTGTAGGTGACCGGGCCGGCGGTGGCGATCGCGCTCGGCGTGCCGCCCCCTTGAATGAGGATGCCGCCGATCATCAGGTTGCCGTCGAAGTGCGTGGTCGCGCCGTCGCCAAAACTGGCGCCTGCAATACTCATAGTCCTGCTCCTGACTCTGCCCGAGGGATCATCGGCCCCTGCGCCGGACAGGCGATCCCTCGGACGGGTGCTTCACCGGCGTGCGGCGACGCTAGGCGCCCGGCGAGCCCCAGAGCCCTTGCCACTGCCGGACGCCCCACGAGCGCCGGAAGCGAATCGAGTAGAAGCGATTGCCCGACCGTGGCAGCCGTTCCGGCGGCTGCATCCCAATCGGCACGCGGGTGTACGACATCACGCCGTGGTTCTTGTTCTTGTAGATGAGGTACCAGGCGTCGTTGTCGGTCAGGTACGGATTCACGAGCACCTGAATGTCGTACATCTTGTTGATCGGGTTGATGTCGTTGTCGGCCACGCCCGGCAAGAGACTCGACCCGACAATGCGCTCGGCGAGCAACTTGAGCGCGGGCGGGACGTAGAGAATCAGCCCGTCCACCGGCGCCGAGAAGAAGCCTTCCTCGGTCTTCTGGTCGGTGTTCAAGTCGATGATCGCCTGCTGGAGCGCGAGCCACGACAGATCCGACACGCGCGTGTTGAGCGCCGTGCCGCCGCCGACGAGCGGATGCGCCGCCGCAAAGATCGGCTGGCCATCGGGACTCGTCTCGGTCGCAAAGCCGTTGTTGAACGGAATGGCCGCATACGTCTCTTCGGCCACACGGCAGCCGCGGGCCAGGCCCGTGCCGTACTGACTGAGGATGTCGTACACGTCATCTTCCTGCGCGGTCTGCGTGACTTCAAACGCGAGCCCGAACTCGAGGTGCGTGAAGTCCTTCGTGTAGCCCTGCTTGATGAGTTGGGTCGTGTAGTCCTGCCCCTCGCCCTTGACGGGCGCGGCGCCGAACATCGCGTACGAGACGTTGCGCTCGAACTTCCGATCGCTACTCTCGACGTTGTAGAACTTCCGCCAGATCGGCGTCAGTTCCTTGAGCGTCTTCCCCACGATGGCGAAGACGGTCTTGTCAACATTGTCAACATTAGCTGGGATGGTGCCGCGGACTTGGGCCATGATTCATGTCTCCTTTAGCCCGCGAAGGGCAGGCGCACGGACGCCTTCCACTGAAAGGCCACGCGGCCGTTGACATCGCCCACGGCATCGACGAGATCCGTCACGATGGTGTTGACGTTGGTGGTGTCGCTGAGATCGACGCGCCAGATCCCGTTCGTCGCATCGAGCACGATCCCGTACGCGACACCCTTCTGGGTGTAGGCGAGGGCGCCCGTGTCCTGCACGCGGCCGACGAACTCGACGCCGGGCTCGGCGATCCAGTACGCGATCATGTTGCCCTGCACGCCGGTGGCATTTTCGGCGGCTATGCCGAGCACCCCGGCAGTGGGGTCGGTGCCCACGACCAGCACTTCGTTTTCGTGGCCGGCGACGGCCGAGAGTTTGAGCGGGGCGCCGATGCGGAAGGTCTGGGCCGCGCCTTCCGGCGCATTGAAGATCCGAACAGGCCCGCGATGAGGACGCAGATAGTCCCCGGCGGAAACAGTTAACGTGGCCATGAGCCACACTCCTTTGGCGGGCACACGCCCGCGATGGCGAAATGGAATGTTGGGTCGGGCTCTGAGGCCGCCGCGGTGACTCCGACCGAGCCACGGGCCGGGCTGGACTTGATGTCGCGGTGTCCGTCCGCGCGCTGTCCGGTGGGGTGCGGCCATCACGCACGGGACCGGACGAGGCCCGCACGGATCGATCAGCGTCCGGTCGTGCTGGCGTCTGACCGCTGGATCAGCCGCCGCTCAGATCGCGGAGATTCTACACCATTATTTCTTGGGCGACTTCCCTGCCGTCTTCAACGCGATGGCGATGCTTTGCTTCACGGGCCGTCCCGACGCCACTTCTTTCCGAATGTTGTTGGACACGACTGTCTGGCTCGAGCCCTTCTGGAGCGGCATGGGGCGCCTACACTTTCCGCACGTCGGCCGATTCTTGGAACTCGGTCATCTGCATGTGCCCGGCGACCTCGGCGGCCCGTCGGTGGCCATCGGCGGCGAGCGTGTCCGAGACGGCTTGCCGCACCGTGCCGACCGATCGCCGCTTCGCGTCGCCATCCTGCGCCTTGCGGATCTGAATCTGCTTGTAGAGATGGCGCGGCATCTTGACCAGCAACTCGTGGCCGCGTTCGCCACGCGTAATGTAGCCTTCGGGCGAACTGCCCCACCCGTTGCGCTCGGGGCCGGTGCGGAGTTCGTCTTTGTGGACCTGCACGTACCCGCGCTGCGCGATGATTTCGTAGAAGCGATCGAGCGGGGCGCCGGGGCCCGTGAAGATCCACCGGGTGATCATCGGCACGGGTTGATCTTTCAGTTCGGCCGAGGCATCCACTTCGCGCAACGTGTCGAGATCGCCGTTCTGCGCGCGGCGTTCCGCAATCTCGAACGACGGCAACGGACGCGCGGGCGGCGTGCCCACGAGCACGTCTTCGATCGGCTCACTCGGGGTCGATTTGGCCATGACTTACTCCTCTAGGACGATGTGCTGCTGGCCCTTTGGGGCATTGACGAGCGGGGCGGTGGCGGCGCCCCAGGCTTCGGGGGTCATCCCGCGGGCCCGCGCCGTCCGCTGCTCAATCGGCGACATCACGACCGGGGCCGGGGCCCGCGCGCCGGGCCGTTCGGTGAACACGGGCGCGGGGGCTTGGGGCGGGGCGCCCACGACGGCCGGCGCCCCCGGCTGACCCGGGACCGTCAAGCCCTTCATCCCGCGCGCCATCATGATCGCGGCAATGCCAATCTGCGGATTACTGAGCAAGGCCGGATCGTTGGCGAGAAACCCGTCGAGCATCTGCTCGAGCTCGGGCCCATCGGCACCCACACTCTTCGCCGTTTGCATGATGGCATCGCGCGCCGACTGGCCCTGACTCCGCTGCAAGGTCTGTTGCATCGGCGCGACCTGTTCGCGGATCGCGGCCTGCACGGCCGCCATCACCTGCTGCTGATTGCGCGTGTAGATGCGCCGGGCCGCGTCCACATCGGGCAGGCCCGAGCCATCGGCCTTGTAGAGCACGAGATCCTTGGCGAACTCTTCGAGGTCGGCGACGGACGGCCCGACGGGCGCGGGCGGCGCCGGGGCCGCCGCAGGCGCGGGCGCCAGGCGCTGCCCGCTTTCGCGCGCTTGGATTTCCGCGAGCAGATCGGGATGCTTTTGGAGCGCGACGAGCAGCGGAGCCGCCTGTTCGCGGAACTGCTTCAGCGTGCGGTTTTCTTGGCGTTCGCGGCCGAGGGTGGCGAGAATCCCGGCGCGTTCTTGTTCCGGGTCCGGCGGCGCGTCGGCGGGGGGGGAATCCACACGCACGACGGCCGCCGGCTCGCCCGCCGGCTCGGCCGCGGGCGTCTCAAGCGTGAGGGCGGGCGGCAGCGGCGCACTGGCGCCTTGGCCATCTTCCATTGGAATGGTCGCCGCCGCGACGGTGGCGTCATCACTCATAGGGACTCCTTCCATTCGGCGACCAGATCGCGAATCGGGACCAGCCAGTACGCATGGTCATCGACCACGATTTCCTGCCCGGCGGTCGGCGGCACGAGCACGATCGCGCCGGGGGCCACGTCCGGCGGGCTCGGCGTGCCGCACTCGGGACAGCGCACGGGACCGATCGCGACAATCCGCCCCACGACCGGCACGACGCGATCGGTGAGCGCAATCACGTCGGACGGCGGCGTGACGATCGGATCAATGAGCGCATTCGGGCCGATCACTCTCAGCATCGCGCCCGCCGTGGCCGGCGCGCGGCCTGAAGGGGCTTCCCACTGAGATGATGAATCCGCGTCAGCGGCCAGGACATGATCGTATGGACCGCGCGCCGGCTCGCCAGGATCTGCGCGCACGTTTCGTGCTGCTGCGCCACGTCGGCGTCACTGGCCTCAAGCAAACTCTCCAGCCGCTCGAGCACCGGGTCGCTCTTCCACCACGCGGCCACGTAGGCACAGAAGATCGCCCACCCGGGGGACGCGAGCATCGCTTGCAGATCGTCGCGTTCGCGGTCGGTCTGCCCTTCCGGGGGCGGTACGTAGCCGCTCGGCGCGAGGACGGGCGCCATCATTGCACCGTGGGCGGACCCGCCATCGGCGGCGCCCCGCCCGGCGCCCCGCCCGCCATCGCCTGTTGCAACATCTGGAGGAGTTCCGGCTGGGCCCCACCCCCCGGTCCCGCACCCGGCATTCCGGGCATCGCCGCCGCGGCCTCTCCGGCCGGGGTCCCAGTCCCGGCCGTGAGGGCCCCCACCTGCGGCATCGGCGGGCCCGCCGTCGTCAAGGTGCTTTGCAAATCCGTCATGCGATAGAGATGCAGCGCCTTTTGGAGGAGGGCTTCGCCCAGTTTCGGATTCTGTTGAAATTGCTGCGCGAGCGCCGGCGACAACTGAAAGAGCGCCTTCAAGCCCACCGCGAGGAACTGATTGAAGTCCTCGCGCTGCCGGAAGATGTCGGCCGTTTCCACACTCCCCTTCGGCACAAACGAGAAATGCCCCGTCAGATCCTCGTGCGTGAACTTGAACGGCCCCTGGTCGGGCATCGTGAGCCCGATGGTTTGTAAGCCGCGCAACACGCTCGTATTCGGTTCGACGCCGCCTTCTTGCGCCAGCAGCGACCGCCGCCAGATTTCATTGCGAAGCTGGTACAGCTCGGCCATCGCTTCCTGCAAGTGATGGACGGGCTCATCGATCCGCACGAAGCTCGCGTGGGCTTCCTGCTGGACTTGCGTCGCCGTAATCTGCGTGGGACTGCCGGCGCCAATCACGCTCTGATCGTTCAACCCGCTGATGCGCTCGGCGGCCTCTTCGCATTCGCGCTTCTGGAACACGGTCGATTGCGGGACATCCTGCACGACCTGTTGCTGAATCTCGTCCATACGGGCGACTTCGATGACCGCGTTCGGCCCCCACGGTTGATCGTCGGGATTCCAATAGCCGTCCTTGAGCCGCTTGATCGGCGCGTTGGTGGCGAGCGCCCCGCGGTCGGCGATTTGATTCCGCAGCGCGGCATGTTCTTCGGCCACTGACGCGAGTTTGTGGCCGACGAGCGAGTACCCGTAGACCGAATCGGCGCGCGGGAAGGGCGTGACCGAAATGTACCGGACTTGCCGCAGCGCATCGTGCTCGAGGCGAATACACACGCCCTGCTTCACGCTCACGGTCGCAATGAGCCACTCTTCGACCCCATCGCCGTCGATGTCATAGAAGAGATGGACTTCCCAGAGTTCCTTTTCGGCCGTCACGTCCTGCTGCGGCGCAATCGTGAGCCCTTGGCGCGTCTCGCGCGCCCGCTGTTCGCGATCGCCATCCGTGCCGAGCTGATCAATGTTCCGGTAGAACCCGGCCGCTTCGCGTTGCTGGAGTTCGGGGAGGCGCAGATACACGCGCTTGGCAAAGCCCCAGACTTCGGAATTGTCCCGCGCGTGCCCGGGCAGAAAGAGGAAGTCTTTCATCGAGAGCGCACGGTACTGCGGCCCATCGCAGACGGCGACTTGATCGCTGTAGTGGACCGTCACCGCCGGTTTCTCACAGCCGGGCTCGTCGCAGACCTCGAGATCGCCATCGTCGCCACGTTTCGGGGTGGCGCGGCCTTGCTCGTCGAGTTGCAGGGCGCCGTACTCATCGGTGACCGCGTGGACCTTGGCTTGCGCCTGAAATTTCCGCACCAGGCGCCGTTCGGAACACTCGAGCACGCCGTTGCCTTCAATGAGGCTCGTGTGGATCGCGCGGGCGAACCACGTGCGGAGCTTTTCGTCCTTCGCTTTCCATTCATGGAACGCTTCGACCTTCCCGCACCGCTCTTGCGACTCGCCATAGCCCTCGACCGCGCAAATCGGCGACGGGCCAAAGACAATTTGGGTCAGCCGGGCGCGCAACGCATCGACTTTTTCGACCGGGAGCCACGAGGAGAGGTTCGCCGCATCGGGCCACGCTTCCGACAGGTCCTGCGGGGTCTGTTCGTAGAGCTCGTGCCAGTAGTCAATGCGGCCATGCTCTTGAATGATGGTGATCCGCGCCTCTTCCGCCGCGCGAATCTCGTTCACGAGCCAGGACACGAAGTCTTGTTCGTCTTGGGGGCTGAGGGAGACGCGATAGGGGTCCGTTTTCGATCGCCCCCGGGCCAGGGGCACGCCGGCGAGGCCGGGGACGGACGCCGCATCGGGCATCCGGGGAGAATATCACGCGATTTGCGTAAGTTTTCGTGTTTTGCGTCACTCGGCCCGCCTGGACCGGCCCGACGGGTCAGCGGTCGCCGTCGAGCACCCGTGCCATGAGGGCCATCCGCGCCTGGAAGTGCGCGCGACAGCGCGCGAGCCACGCCCGTTTGCGCTCGCCGTCGTACGCGAGCACGGGCGCCAGCGGGTCGCTGTTGACCGGCAGGCGGTCGCATTGGTCGAGGAGGGTGTCGAAGCGGGCCGCCTGCTGGGAGTTGAGCGCGGCGTTCATCTTCTGCCGGTCGGCCTCGGTGTAGCGCACGCCGCGCCGATCCATTGCGTTAGGCGTCCTCGGCCGCTTGCTCGGCGCGCAGGTCGGTCAGATAGTCGTACAGGAAGACCTCCACCGCGCGCAATTTGAACACGTGGATGGAACCAGACGCCCGTTCCTGAGCGACGAGCGCCTGCACGACCGTCAGGACGGCCTGCACACGGGTGATCCGCTCTTCCCGGCTAGCCGGCCCCCTGCCTCGACGGCCGCCCATCGCCGAGCCTCTTACGAAAACCCGGCGAGTTCAGCGGTCGCCTTGAGGAGTTTACCCAAGACCTCATGGGAACGCAGGAGCGAGGCATTGGCCTTCCGCAGCGCCTCGATTTCGTCGCCTTGATGGTCGAACAGTTCCAGTTGGAGTTCGTAGAGGGTGCGGACGATCGCGCGTTCCTGGTCAGTCATGAGGCGAGTGTAGCAGACCCTTCGCCACGAGCGAATGCTCCAGGCGGGGTGTCAGGGCGTCTCGACCACGAAGGGGTTGATGACCGTCACGTCGCTATAGACCTGCCCATGCGACAGGTCTTCGGAATAGAGCGTGTCCACGCCCGCTGCCTGGGCCGCGTGGAGAATCAGCGCGTCCCAGAAGGAGACCTGATAACGGGCCGCCAGATCGAGCGCCGCGAGCACGTCCGTCGAGGCGCCCTCGCGGACCTCCCAGGCGAGATAGTTCGCAACCACGTCTCGCGTCGTCGCCCCGTCGAGCGGCCGCCGAATCTTCCGCTGGAAGTTGGCGGCCAGCTCGTGCAGGACTTGGGGGCTCACCACCCCCCAGCGCGCCAGCCACAACGTCGCGACGAGTGCCCTGGCCGTGTCGTGCTTGGGGCCGGCGGCGATGTCATGGGCGTACAGGAGGATATTGGTATCGACGAACGCCCTACCGCTCATGCAGCTCGTCGCGCGATCCGGGTGTGAACCCCAAATCAAATCCCGTGCGGAGATACGCCAGGGCCCGCGCCTTGGCCGCCTCATAGGCCGCCTGACGGTCTCCGGCGAGTGCCGTGTCGAGGCCCGCGCGGACCTCCCCGTGCACCTGGGCGTACAATTGCTCCTCACGGACGCGCTTGACCAACCAGTGACTCAGGAACCCGCTGAGCGACCGACCGTCTTTCGCCGCCAGGGCGCGGGCCCGCTTGAGCACGGCCGCGTCCAATTTCAACGTGACATTTTGTTTCATAGGCACAGGATAGCACGACAGTTACCGTGCCGCTATCGTCCCGCCCGATGCCGCCGCGCTCGGGCCTGCTGTCTGGCCTTCTGAAGATGGCGGGCACACTGCTGGCGCCCCGCCACGAGAACATCCCCGCACCAGATACACACGCCGGCGGTCTTGCGCGCCAGATGCAGGCGTCGTTTCGCCTGACGTTGGGTCGCGCGACACCTATGGCAGGCCGTATAGCCCACGGCCGCGTCCCCCCCGCACGCCACGCATTGGTGGAGGGCTTTTCTGGCGGCCTGCCTCGACAGCGCACAGGCGCGGCAGTGGCTCGTTGGCGTGCGCCCCGCCCGGCGCGGCAACTCCACGCCGCATCCGGCACAGAACAGGGGACTCCGTACGCGCGGCAGCGGCTCCATCAACCAAAAGGGCGTCTCGGGAAACCGCACGGGCGCGTCCCACCCGGCCAGCGAACACGAACAGGCTTGCATCGCCCGAGGCGTGGGCGTCTCCCGCGGATCGGTGACGTGGGCGGCTCGCTTCCGATAGGTGGCGGATCGCTCTTGGTGCGAGATCGGATCTGTGCGTGTCGCCCACATCTCGGCGGGCACGGCGACGGCCATCGGTGGCGTGCGAAAGCGGTAGGGGCGGGGCAGTGTGGGCCACTCGCTATGGCCAGACGCGATCCAGATGCGTCCCAACGTCAGTCGCATCCGACTTTCGACAAGATCAACGGGACCCACCCGCCAGAGTTCACGCAGCCGCGCCCGTTCCTCGAACGAAAACCAGTACATCGTCGCGCCCAACGACCGATAGCAGCCGCGCCACGACTCCATCACCGGTACATCGTCCACGGCGAATGTCATCGTCCGACCCGATGCCGCCCCCGATCCCGCCCTAATCGATGCAACCGATCGGCCGGATCGCGGTCCCGCTGCCGCGCCCGCGCCTCCCGCACCTCGGCCCGCCGCAACGTCTCCTGCGTCACCGGCGCCGGCCCGTGCATCAACATCGCGTATTCCTGCGTGTTCTGATAATGGTCGTAGTACCCGTCCTTCTTCGGGACCCGAAACGTCTGCCGCCCCCGCAACATCAAATCCGACCACACGTACCCGGCCTCGTACCCATCGACCGTAAACGACGCCTCTTCCGCCCCGCCCTGCGTCAAGACCACGCACCGCGGATTGAGCCGGAACGCCGGCAAGTGATCGAGCGCCGTCTTGGTCATGTACGACCCCGTGCTCTGAATCGCCTGGTACCGCATCTCGGGCGCATTGAAACTCGTCCCCGCATTGGGCGTCACCCCATGCTGCGCCAAGACCTGCCGCACCGCGGAAATCTGCGTCCCTTGATTGGTAATATCCAACCCCGCCGGATCGCCCGTCGTCTGAATCGTCAAGGGCCGCGGACACCACTGGGACCGGATCTGTAACGCGGCCGGTACGAAGTCCTCGAGAAACATCGCCTCCCCCATCACCGCCCCGAGCAGCACGTACGCCCCCACCGACCAAAACTGACTCCACGACACGCACGGATGCCCATGCCCCCAATCCCACGCCTCAATGAGCGCCACGCGCGTGGACATCTCCACCGGCACGACATGCTTCTGCCGATCGAAGTACCCCCCATACACCGGCTCGCCCTTCCCCGCCAGCCCCCGCCGCCCCTCGAGCAACGTGCGCCGCTGTGACGATCCCAACGGGTACAACGCTTCGAGCGAGTCCACATACGCCTGCCCGACGTTCGCCACGTTGTCGTACACATTGGTCCGAATGTAGCGATGATCAAAGAGCGCGTTGTCTTCGGGAAACGTCTTCGCAATCCAGTGGTCGGGCACGACTGGCTGCGGCGTGATCCACGCCTGATGCGGATACCCCGGCTGCGACAACCGGCCCGCCACTTCGAGCCAAATGTCGTGCGGCAACTCCTCGGCCTGGTCAATCCCAATCCACGCGAGCGTCAACCCGCGAAACTTCCCGTACCGATTCGTGTCCTCCGACGCCCGCAAGCCGCGTAAATACACGCGACTCCCCGTCCCGACCACTTCGTCGTACTGCTCATCGGCGTGCCACGCGAGCTCGAGCCCCGCCTTCTGCGCGAAGTCCCGCCACGCCGGCCGCAACTGCGCGCCCACGGCATCATCGGTCCACCGCGCGAGCAGACAATGAATCCCGGGATACTGCACGGCCAAGAGCGCGGCCTTGGCCACGAGCGGCGTCGTTTTCCCCGCGCGAATCCCGCCTTCGAGACACACGTACCGCTCGGTCGCTTGCAAGGCCAGCGATTGCGGCCGATTCCAGCGGAGTTCAATGCGGGGATTCATTCACACTCACGGCGACACGCGGCCGTTCGATCTCCGCGAGTCGCCGTTCGAGCGCGTCATTGCGCGCCGCGAGATCGCGAATCAATCGCCACTCTGCAACCCCCGCCTGCACCGCGAAGAACGCACGGAGGCGCAAGTCCTCGGGCCTCCCGAGGCGGTTACGGCGCGTCATTGCGCCCAACTCGTCCCCCGCTGCTCTTCAAGCCGCTTATACGCCGCCTGGACCGCTGGATGCAGCAGACTGAGAACAATGAACTCAGCGGTCACGGACACCTGGTCCTGATCGTCAGGGCTGTTCGAGCCGAGCCGTTCGAGCGCTCGAATCGCCCGGCGTTCCTGTCTGGTCAGTGCTCTCATGCGTCCCTCGTTCCAGCGCGTCGATGGCTCGATGCAGCCGCGCAATCTCGTCATGCTCGATCTTGCGCGTGGCATAACAGGCCCAGCCGTTCGTGGCCTCTTTCGCGAGACGCACAGCCACGGCAAGTTGCTCGATGAGCGCGGCCTCATTGGTCCGCACCGCCTGAAGCTCCTGGAACTGTTGCGCGGCGGTGTCGAGCATCAGGGTCCGCAGTATCGTGGCTCGCGTGGCCAGATCGTCGTCTTTCGTCATGACTTCGGCTTCTCGCCCAACCGGTCATAGGCCGCCCGGACCGTCGGATGCAACAGGTTCAACACAATGAACTGGGCGGTCTCGCCTACGCGTTCCCGACCTGGATAATCCGGGTGGTCCGGATCGAGCCGTGCGAACGCCCGAAGCGCCCGCCGTTCTATTCTGGTCAGGGCCCGCATTTTAACGACGCCCGCTTCATTAAAATTTTCGTGGGCTTTCTTCATGGCGTCGGACTCTGCGTCACCCGCCGCAGCATCCCCTCCAGCCCCGACGTTTCGCTGCTGAGATGCACGGCTTGCGTCTTCACGAGATTGGGCGCGAACGACTTGCCGCAGAAGGGACAATCGAAATACACGGCGATGTCGCCATGCTGGTCCTTGAGCTTGGCGAGCAACTGCAAGGCTTCGGTGATCGTCATGACGCCCAACTCGTCCCGCGCGTCCCTTGCCGAATCTCGCGCAAGTCCGAGAGGGCGCGGGCATGCGCGGCGGGTTCGGTCACGTCGAGTCGCTTCAGGAACGTGACCAGCAATTCATCAGAAGTCGCCGCTTCCGCCGCTTCGATCAGCATCAGCCCAATTTCACGGGCTTTCTTGGGCTCCATCTGCGTGCGTTGCTCATTGAGCGTCAGTTCGACGTACCCGCGCTGCGTCCGCTGCCCAAACGTCGAGGCCACACTCACCGCGTCAGTCTGCACGGCCTCGGGATCGTCGCTCGTGACCTCGCGCTGATTGCGCGCAGACAGGATCATCTCGGCCTGCGTCTGCACCCGTGCGATGATCTTCTCGGGCGCGGTCATCGACTGAAGGATCACGATCACTTCCTCAAGGGTGAGCAGCGATTTCGCCATCTATGGACATTCCTCAGTTAAGGCAGCGGCCGGGACGTAGCGTGCCATCGCGGCGCAGCGCCGCCGTCCGTCCGGCGTCCCCCGCACATCCACCACCGGCCCCACCGACGCCGCTTCAGTGACCGACAACCGGCGCCGCACGTGAAACGCAAACCCGCCGTACTCGTCCCACTCGCCGAGCGACGCCTCGCCCACGCCGGCCAGCGCCGCACGCGCCAAGCGTTTCAACGCGTCCGGTGAGTAGGCAATCCGGGTCCTCGGTCCTGGTGCTACGCTCGCGTGCCACACGGGCCCGCCAAAGTTCGCCTCTAGTCACTCATACCCGGAGTTCACCGTCAGCACGAGCGAACACAAGCCGCCGTTGATATAGGAACCGAAGCGGGGGTGCGCCGTCTCAATCGCGAGCCGGCACGGGTCGCGGAGGGCGGTCTCTTGTGCTGCGGTCACCTACGTGCCGTCCGGGGCATCGGCGACCCACATAATATCCGCCATGCGAACATCAATCCCACGGGGACAAAGCGGAACCCCTTGATTCTTCGTCTCCGTGAGCCAGTCCTCAACAAGGAACAATGTCACCCACTCCGAATTGGCGACGGCGGCCGACTCAAACCAGATGGTCTGCCCCGTGCGGAGCCCCAACGCGTACGAGAAGGAATCCGTGCACGCCTTCACCAGAGCCGGCGGCCATGTCTCGGTGAACGAGGGTAACGGCGGGGGCTCGTTCATCGGCACCATGTCCTCCTCGGGATCGTTCGGGAGGGTGCCGGCGCGGAGACGGTCGTTGTCGTCGATGTAGGCGGCTGGCTTCATCGTGTACTTCCTTCCTATCCTCTACTCCCCGTATCGTTGAGTAGACATCCTCAACCCATCTGTGATAGCTAAGGCCATACCGACGCTCGAACACGCCTCTAGATCGTTAGGATCTCCGTCAGTGGTGAGAGGTCGGACGGCCCCGCCGCCGACACATCACCTCCACCCGATCCGATGGCTGCATACCGCGAGTATAGGTCAGGCATCGTATTCCAGATCGACCCAGACACGAAACGGGCCGAGCCAGCCGCATTGACCATACGGACCGAACCAGCGGAGCCCCCATCGAAGGATGTTGATCTTGACGCGCACGTGTAGACCGACGATGCGAGCCCCGTTATAGCGACCACGTGGCCACGTCATGTCCGACGTTTCACCACCGCCCGCGCGTCTCGCAGATTCGGACTCGTCAACGTCTCGGCGTCCTGGTCACTCCCCGACGCCGCGAGCCGCACTTCCCGCATGTGCACGGCCTTCACATGGTCCGCGTAGTACGCCCGGGCCCGCTCCACCGTCCGCGCACACGCGATGTACGCGCAGCCGGCAAAGTCACACGCGGCCCGTACCACGAGCTCGGGCGACATGCGGTCAGTCTCGACGCGCGGGCAGTTGGGACGGCACCACGTGCCCGGTGACGGCCTGGGGGGCCGTCTCGGGGGCGAACACGTTGACAATGGTCACCGGGGGGCGGACCTCGGCCGGCGGCTCCTGGGCCGTGGGGCGACCCAGCGCCCGCTCTAACATCGACTCAATCGCGCTATTGGCGGCGCCGGGATTGGTCTCGGCCATCTCCGCGATCTTGAACTGCAACGCGAACAGGGCGCCGATCTTCCCCGTGATCAACGCTTCCAGTTGCCGGCGGGCCTCTTCGCGTACCAGCGTGCTCTGGGACTTCCGGCCGACCGGGCGCCCGGCTTTCTTCGCATTCGCCCGATTCGCGGCCAACCGTTGCGGCGTCAAGACCAGCGGCTTCCGTGGTTCGGCGTCGGTCGCCATTGGCGGGCCTAGATGAGGGCGAACGTGCGGAGCAGCCACAAGACAATCAGGAGCACCACCACGACGGTCAACAGCGTTTTCATCGGCGCGGCCATCGGCACGTACTGATTGACCAACCACAAGCACACGCCCAGCACGACAATCACGACGAGGACGCGCACGATATCGGCCGGGAAAAGGGGCGCGAGGGCGAGCACAGGGGCAAGCATGGCGGCGGCCTCCGATGGGATTCTACGCGAAATCCATAAAGAATCCACTTCTGGCGAAACAATCCATTCGGGACGGTCCCGGATACCCTCCACTCCCGGGCCCGTCAAGGACGCTCCGCGCCGCTCGCGCGGTGGCCTGGCGGCCCTCCTTGACCGGCCCTCCGTTGCGGGTTGGAGGCTGGGGGTCGATGGGCGAATATCGCCCACCGACCGGGCGAGGGGTCAGACCGGCACGTCGTCGGACGCGATGAACACGTAGCCGGCGGCCTGGAGTTTGGGCACCGACCACGACCGGCCACACTCGCGGCACGTGTGCGTGACCGGGAAGGGCGGCACGTCGAGCGTGTTGGTGGCGTCGCAGTCGGGACACGAGTACTCGTACCACGTGACACGCTTGAGGCGGGGCGGGTGTTTGGTGGATTTTTCCACGTTAATCCACGTCGAAGCGATGCGGGGTGGTGGCGGTGCCGTGGGGGCACGGGCCGTGGTAGTGGGGGCCGTGGGAGCGTTCGCATTCGGGGCAGCCGGCGGGCTCGATTTCGCAATCGCACGTCGGGCAGTACCACAAGCCGGCCGTGTCGGTGAGCCCGTCGCCGCAGTCGGGGCACGTGGGCGCCGGGTCGCCGACGGGAAAGCCGGCCGCGCGTACGAGGTCGGCGATGGCGTCGAGGGTGTCGGCATCCCAGAGGGTGCCGTTGAGGTGGGCGGCGATGGCGGCGAGGGTGTCGGGGGGGGTCATTGGGGCTCCTTTGTTTGTGAAGCGTCCTGGCGGCGCGCGTCGCGGCCGGCTTTCCAGGCGCGATACGCGGCGCTCGTACGGTCCCGGCAGCGCCGGCCGGTCTCGCCGGTGGTCGCGTCGGTTTTCTCGAAGGTGCTGACGAAGATCACGCGCGTGCCCTTCTCGCCTTTCCGCACGTGCCCGCCGGCGTCGAGCGCCTGCTTGAACGTGAGCCAGCCGGCCGAGGGGTAGCCGCGCTCGGCCGCGGTCGCCCACAGTAACAACACATTGACGCCGCTGTAGGCGCGGCCGGTGTGCCCGTCCAGGGCTGTTTCCACGGGCACGTGCCCGCCTTGAGTTGCGCCACGATCCGATCGGTCACTTCCTGCGCCAAGTTCGCCATAGCCTCTGCTCCTCGTGTGGGTCGTCGTGGGTATCGCGATCGACTGAGCAGCATCATATACTAGTGGTATCTGATTAGCAAGGGGTTTCTTGAACCTTTCTCGCCGGCCGTGTTTTTTTCTACGCCCTCGTGATTGCTCGTGATTCCCTGTTGACATCATATACCGGCAGTGGTAACCTCCGCGTATGACGTATGAGGCTTTCAAGACAGCGTATCTGGCGACCTTGCAGCGGTTCATTTTTGACCCGTCGGGCGGCATGACTCGGGTGTCGATGCGTCTGGCCGACGAGCTCGCGGCGCTGGAAGACGCGCACCCGGCCTGGGTCGCGCGGATCGAAGACGAGCTCATTCAGACAAAGGAGTAGGACCGATGACAGTTCTAACGGGGCACCATTCAGCAGACACGGCGTATCTCGTGGCCGACTACCCGTACGGGTTCCGGCTGCGGTGCCAGATTCGCTATTGGATCGAGACCACCAAACACGGGCAGCGTGTGGTGAGTCAGACCACCAATCCCAAGCGGGCGGGGATCGTCTGGAACACGCCGAAAGCGAGCACTTATACCAATCTGCGGGTGCTGTTCCTCGATGACGCGACCGGCTATGTCGAGAATGCCGGCCTGAGTTTTTATGCGACGCCTGACCAGATCGTGGCCTTCGAGACCACGTACGGCGCGGCCTTGACCAGTGAGCGGGATCAAAAAGAGTTGCGCGTACTGAAAGCCATCGCGGCGCGTGCGGCCGGTCAGACCTGGGTGATTACGTCGGCGCCAGATGGGGGGCAGTCATGACCAGTAAGAAGCAATGGAAGACGATCGGACGCGAGCCGCAGGCGTGGCACGTCATCGGGCGGGGGTTCTCGGGGTGGCATGCGACGGGGATCAACGTCACGAGCTCGGGGGGCGACCTCGAGCCGCGGCCGTGGTGGGCCGGCGGCATGACCACGGGCTATCTCTCGGAAGCGGTAGACGGCTGTCTCGTGTATGACGCGATCGACGCGGACCCGGCGGCGTTTACGCGCCTGGTGCTCGCGGGCCCGATGGTCGATCCGGCGTTGCCGGCCGAAGGCGTCTCGCGGTTCATGGACCGCCAGACCGCCGCGGCGATGGCGCCGGGGCTCGTGGGGGCGTTTGGGACGATTGCCGCGATGGCGGCCTCGCCGGCGTATGGCGGGCTCGATACGGTCGGCGTGGGTGTCTTCCGGGGGCTCCTGGCCACGGTGCCGGGGATCAAGCTCGGGACTGTGATCGGCGGCGTGATTCGGTGGGATCTCGATCCGGATCAACCGGCCTTGCCGGGCGCCGAGACGGTGCGGGGCGCGGAGGTCCCGCATCCGGCCTTCGATCTGCCGGCGGCCGAGTTCACCTTGACGGCGCCGGCCGAGACACAGCCGACACAAACCGACTTGTTCGGACAGGGGGCGCAATAGTGGCCTTCCTGCGAACCACCCGCGCGCAGTTGCGGAGGCTGATCAATCCCGACGATCGGGCGCACCTGTCGCGGCCGATCGTGGTGACCGAGGTGTACTGCGAACTCTCGACACGGTACGTCATCGTGCGCGACGACGTACGCGGCGTGACGTTCGCGGTCCAGCCGGCATCCCTCGTGCCGTCGTTTGCTCACTTGACCACGCGCGAACAGCACGCGGTGATCGATCACGCCATGCGGACCTACGACGCCGGCGTCTGCGGGGCGCCGATCGATGCAGCGATCGAGGCACCCTGCGAGCGGGCGCGCGGGCATCTCGGGCCGTGTCGCGCGTACAGTCTCGAAGGGGATCGATCATGAGCCGAGGGAAGATCGCCACGTTCTTCTTTGGGCTGTTCGCGGTCGGGGTGATCGGTCTGGGGCTCGGCCGTGCGATCCTGGTCAGTCTCGGGCTCCTGGCGTACGCGATCGCGTACGTCTGCCTCGAAGACTGGATAAATCGGTCATGACGCGCACGGCCGGTATATGATGGCGGTATGAAAGTGACCGTCAGTCACTGCCTCCGCTGCGGGCATGATTGGGTCCGGCGGGATCTGGCCGGCAGGATGCCGAAATGCTGCGCGAAGTGTAAATCTCCCTACTGGCGCACGGCGCCGATCATGCCGCAGCGGCGCCCGAAGAAATACCTCCCCGACCCGCCGACGACCGAGTAAGCTCGGCGCCGGCTCGTTTGTCGATCCGATCTGCCGCCCCTATTGCCGCCACTGCCCGCTGACCGCGAGCGGCGTGAGAAAGAAATCTTGCGCGCTGGCCTCTCGAAACACGACGTTATCCACCACGATCTGCACGTTCACGAACGGGTACAGGACCGCGAAGCCGAAGCCGATCGGCGTGGCCTCGAGCGACAAGAACATCGTGGTATCGACCGTCGTCTGCGTGTTGAGGTACGGCAAAGACGTGACCACCTGGGCCAAGCCATCGATCGGCGTCGAGTACCGCACGCGCACGCTCGACGCATTGCCGACAATCCGAAACTGGATCGTATGCTTCACCGGCGCCGGTGTCGTCGTGGGCGTGGGGCTCGGCGTGGTCGGGACGTTCACGATCGTATCGCCGCACGCGATCGGCAGTAGGGCCAGACATACGATCGCGCCGGCGCTCCAAGGCACCCGACGGGACAGCAACGACAACACGCGCGCGGACAACAGCATCATGGGGTGACCTCACACGAACACAGGGTGAACGATCCGGACAACGGAGACGGGGTCGCGGCGGCCATCGGCGGTGCGGCCTGGCAGGCCGGGCACCAGCACCGGGCCGCGATGCCGGCGGGCGTGACGGCCGGGGGCCACCACACACCGGCGATCATCGTCGGCGCGTGCCACGTGTGGCCGCAGTGCCGACAGTGGAGATCGATCCGCGGCGTCATCGGTGCTCCTGCACGATCACGCCGTACTCGCCGCGGCAATGCTTCTGCTTCCAGCGGGCCAACGGCAACGTGGCCATGCCCTTCACGTCTTCGACCACGATCGCGTCGGTCGCGGTCACGCGGTACCGGAAGTCGGCGCGGTACTCCCCCACGCGCGTGATCTCGCCCGTGGTGAGATCGATCGCGTGCAACGGATAGACCGGCTGGAGCTCGAGATCGCGAATCATGCCGGCGCGGCTCAGGTACGTTAGTTCGAGATAGCGCGCGGCCTCGCGGCGCGACGCGAACCGGACCCCGGCGGTCATGGTGGCAATCGCCGCGTACTTCGATCGCCGGCCGCGGCGGGGATCGCTCATACGCCCCACTCGTCAGAAAACAGATCCGGCTGATCGTCGCCGGCGATCGGGACGGCCACGGGCACGGGGGCGAGCGCGAAGTGATCGGCCGGCAGGTCGAGATTCAAGTACCGCCCGAACCAAAACAACGCGCCGCGGATCGCGTCGGCCTCGGTCGAGAAGGCGCCGGCGCGGCGGATCTCGTGGAGCGTGGCGATCTCGTCGGGCGTGAACGTGAGCGTGATCATCGTGATCATGGGCGTCGCGCCTCGTGCCAGGCGTCGCGATTGGCGAGTTGATCGGTGAAGGACGCGCACGTGTCGGTCGCGTCGCGCCGCTGCGGGACGATCGCGTGCGAGCTATGCCAGCACTGGCCGCGCGCCCCGTGCATGCGTTTCCAGTGCAGGCACGCCGTGCAGGTCGGGGTCCAGATCTGGACGCCGGGCGTCATGCGGTGGCCGCCGTGCGGGTCTCGTCCGCCAGTCGATACATGAATAGCCCCCGATCGTCCGTGACGCGGCGCCGTTCGACCACATGCGCGCCGAACTTGACTTTCCGCAGATCCCGCAACCGTGCGCTGACCGAGGCTTCCGGGTCGCCCGTCAGCCGGCCCAATTCCGCGAGCGTGTACCACTGGCCCGACGTGAGCACGGCCCACACGCGCAACGTTTGCGCGTTCAGCCGCACGTGGTCGGCCGCCCGGTCATAGGTCGCGCCGTCATGGTCGGGGCCGGTACCGGCCTCCGTAAAGCCGATCGCCGCCTCGATCGCGCCTTGCCGGCCGTCACAGACCGCGCGATGCTGCGCTGCCGAACGATCGCCCCCGCAGAACAAACAGACCTCCCGGTACATGGTGGCCTCCCGTCGTCCTGACCTGATCTCACGGCGCCGATCGTGGCGTCGTGGGCGCACTCGACGCGCGCGTACTCCAATGCCCCGCCCCGCCGCACGCGCAGCGCCACGGCTGTTGCAGACAGCCGGACGTGGTGCGGTAGGCCGGCTCGAGCACCGCGCGCTGGCCCTCGCAGCACGGCGACGCGATCGTGGCGGCCGTGCGGAACAGCGGCAACTGCGTCATGCGACACGCTCCTGGGCCTGGGCGGCCACGCAGGCGCACCGCACGGCGTAGGTATGCGCGTACTGACAGGCGCCCCCGTAGTGCGTGCGGCCCGTGTGCACGTCCGGCACAAACCCGCCCTTGCTCGATCGCCCACACGATCGTCCCGCGCCGCCGGCGCACGTGTGGATGATCCAGCCGGCATCGGCGCAGCCGCGACACCGCACCCACGTGGACGGGTCGGCGTCATTCGGCGCCGGCAAGAGCGCCTGGGCGCGCACCCGGTGACTCGTCGCCTCCTCCCGCGCGACCTCGCGCACCATCGCGCGAATGTCGCCGACCGACGGCATCGGCGACGCGAACGCCTCGCGCGGCTGATTGGCGAGCCGCACACACGCGCGCTCCACGTGGCCCGGATCGAGATCCTCGAGTTGGCGCGCGTAGACAATCGCCGTCTCGTCCTCGAGCCGCGTCGCGCGCGCAATCGCCAGATTGGCCAGCGCGTTGCCGATCTGGAGATCGCCCGTGAGCGTCGCGCGACTCACGCGGGCCGCCCTTCCCGCTCCGCTTGCCGCCGGAGCACCATGCGCTGCACCGCCGTCACCGTCTCGGCGGCCTTGCCGCCGCCCGTCGGCGGGCTCGTGACCGTCCCGACCCAGTGGCCGAACAGATTGCGCCAAAACCGCACGTTGTCCTCGCCGACCGGCTGGCCCTCGAAGGGCACGAGCGCCCGCGGATACCACGCGCGCAACTCGTCGTGCGCCGTGGCCCGCCCGAGCTTGCCCATAAACTCCCGATGCACGAAGTCCGGCACGCACAGACCGCGATCCGAACACCACGCATGCCGCAGATGCGGGCGCGCGTCCCCGACGAGCGGCCCGGCAGTCGCCCCCGATGCGCGGCGCCACGCCGGCGCGATCGTGGTTTCTCTCGCGCTCTCTTCCGAGATCAAAATCTCAGAACTAAGATCCTCAGACACAGACACAGACACAGACTTCGCACGCGCGTGTGTAGTCACGGCCTCCTGCGCTGGAATCCGTTCGGATTCCGGCTCGGATTCCGTCTGGATTCCGGCCGGAACGGTCGTCGCGGTCCGTCTGGAATGCCGCGCCTGTTTCCGTTCGCGATCGTTGGCGCGATAGCCTTCGATCTGCGCTTTGGAGGGATTCCACGCGAGGAAGTCATGCACGCGGAAATCCTGCCCCTCGCTGTCCCACAGACCGACCTCCACGAGCTTGGCGGCGTACGCCATCGGGGATTTCAGGCCAATCACAAGGGACGGGACGACGATCCGCAGCACGAGTCCATCGGTCAGGCCGCGCCGGCAGTACAGGACGCTCGAGAACCAGAGCCAGGAGGCGATGGGGCCCGCGGCGATGATCTTGGGATTGGACGTGAGGCCGTCGTCGAACTTCGCGGTCGCCATCTCAGGTGTCCTTTCCGGGGCGGGCCGTCATGACCGCGGCACCGCGCGTTGGGCCGCGATCTTCCGTTGCGCGATCGCGAGGGCGTCCCGGCGTTGCGTGGCGGCCACGGCGCCGGCCTCGTCGTGCGAATCACTGGTCGTGTAGCGATAGCCCGTGGGCTTCCAGGCCGGATCGGGCAGGTCCTCGACGCCGAGCAAGTAGAGAATGCGGCGTAGCATCAGGCGGCCTCGTGGGTGCCGGCGGTCTCGTCCTCGCGGGCCTCGCGCTCGGTGCAGGCGTCACAGAGGGTGACGAAGCGGTAGACGTGAAACGCCTGACAGACGACCTCGGGCCAGCCGTCGTAGTTGCGCTCAAGCTCGCCGCCGCACTCGAAGGGCTCGCCGCAGTGCTGGCAGCGATGGGTATGAATCGGATGTCTCATGTGTGCGTCTCCTTGGGCGCCGCCGCCTTCGGGCGCTTGCGCCAGTACTCGACATCGGGGTCGGGCGTCGTCACGCCCAGCCACTCTTGCAGCCAGAGGCGGCACGCCTCCACAAAGTCATAAAACGGCCGGCCGGTCAGCTGAGACGTGCGTCGCACATCCACGGTGACCTTCAACCGCTGGCCGGTGAGCTTGTTCACAAACGCCAACTCCTCGCGCACGTCGGGCAAAAACTGCGAGCACCAGAACGCATGGATGACGGATTTCGCATTGCCTGTCTCGTCTACCGCCGCTTGCAGCACGACGCCGTGGTAGTACGCATTCGCGCGCAGACTGCGGGACACCGCCTTGCTCGCGACCGTGATCGCCACGTCCTGGCCGGCATGATGGGCGCGCAGATGGGCGCGAAACGCGGACGCATCGGCGAACCGAATGTGCCCCGCGTCATCGACCCACGCCGGAAAACTCGCGCCCGCCGGTCGCATCCGTCACGGTCCCGTCATGCGACCCGCCGCCACGCTTGGAGCGCCTGCACTTCCGCATCGACCGACGCCAAAAACTTCCGTACCTCGACCTCATACGCCGCCAACTGCTCGGGCGTCCGCGTGACCCGCACGATCAGCAGTTGCAAGAGATCGGGCAAGCGCGGATCGAAACTCACGAAGTCGATCCACGCGCGGCCGGTCAGCCACAACTCGTGCGTGTTCTGCGCGGTGTATGCGGCCGGTTCCGCGTCGGCGCGCAAGTACTCGACGTGCGTGCTGGTCTTCGGACACTTGATCGACACGCAGCCGTCGGTCCCGATCAAGCCATCGGGCGACGTGCCGGCGTGCAACGTGTCGTGCTCGCAGAAGCCAATCGCTTCGACCATCGCGCCCGTGGCCGCCTCGTAGGCGGCCACGGCATCAGCTTCATGGTCGATGCCCCATTGCATCGCGCCATTGACGTAACTGTCCTCTTGCGGGGTCCCGGTCATCCGTTCGGCGGCCAGTTGGTAGCGCAGGTCGCGCTTGCCGACCGCTTCGTCTTTCCCGCGGCCCACGGCTAGGATGTGCTTGGCGCGCGACCCCGTGAGTTTGCCGGCGCGGATCTGGTACCACGCGGGCGATCGTTGCTCCATGCGATGGATCTTCATGCCGCCACCGTCGATCGTTTGAGGGCTTCCCACGCCGCGTTGTTGGTCTCGGTCAGGTACTTCCGATAGGCCACGGGACTGGCCAGCCACGTGGCCCGCAAGACGTCCTGCCCCTCGTGCGCGACCTGTTGCAAATCCATCCACCAGTCGTCGTAGCCGGCGGGCATCGGCGGGGGCGCGACGACGCGGGTCCCCGCCACGGGCCCCGTCTCGCCCTGCTCCATCTCGTCGGTCGTGTAGAGGCCGCTCAACTCTTGCGGGAACGCGCGCCGCAGGCCGAGCGCCTCGGCGCATTTGGCGATCATGACTTCGGGCATCTTTTTCCAGAGGTTCTCGGCGGCATAGGACGCAAACCGCGCGACGCCCCAGCACGGCTCGCTGAAGTCCTTGCGGAGAATGCCGACCTTCGCCGCGGCCGGCGGCTTGGCCGACACCCACACATCGACCCACTGGCCATCCTCGCCGCACCAGTACGGGCCGAGTTGCCCGGCGTACTTCCCCGTGCGTTCGGCGATGAGGCGGAACCCATCGATCGACGTTTGAATGGACAGCTTCCCCGCCCGTTTTATGCAGTAGATTTGCCGCGCGAACGGATCGAGGCCGGTGCGCTTGCACTGCTGAATAAAGAGCGCGAGCTCGTCGTCGGTGCAGTCTTTGGCGATCGTGCGCTTGATGAGATCGACCTGATCGCCGGTGAAGGTCATCGGCGCAAGTGCGGTCGGCGACGGAACGAGGCTCATGGTGCCGTTGCTCATGCCATGCCTCCCGTGGTGTGCGACGTGAACGCGGCGTGCGCGACCTGGGCGCGGGTCGAGCGCGTCTCGGGGCCGCACAAGGACGCCTGATAGCTCTGCACGACTTCGGTCACGATCGACGGCCCGAGCGCCGACGTGATCCGGAGAATGAACCGCTCGAGCAGCGCGCGTTCCCGCGCCGCCGCCGCCGAGCCCCACGGCGCCTGCGTCACCGCCTCGGCCTCGAGCCAGCGGTTTAGATACGCGCGGGACGCGACCTCGGCGTCTTGCCGGCGCGGCAGCGATTCGTGCATCACCGCCGCCCGGGCCGCCGCGTGCAGGTCCTGCCGCCACGCCTGCGGGAGATGCTCGTACGGGATGACCGACGTGACGCCGAGCGAATGGCAGTCGCGCGCCTGGTAGAGCAGTTTCTCGATCGCCAGGATGATCCCGGCGAGCTTCGCATCGCGCTCGGCCAGCGTCATCCGTTGCGGATAGCGGCTGCCGACGCGATTGATGGGATCGGAGACGCGCACGGCGTCCACGACCGTGCCGTTCTTGAGCGTGAAGTCAATGAGCGGGGCGCCCTGCGCCACGTCGTCATCGACATAGATCGTGCGGCCATCGGGCAAGGCATACGGCACCTTGACGTGGGTCACGGGGGGGGCAGATACTGAGTCGTCTCGCATCACATCGGCTCCTTCGCAAAAGGGCTCGGCGGGTGTCCCCCCGCCGGGCCCGGGGTTACGCCACTTCCAAAATCAAGCGAATCAATTCACTGACGCGGGCCGCTTTCGCCTCGCGTCGTGATTGATCGGTCAGGCCGCGGGCCTCGGTCAGCCGATCGACCAGCACGGCCAAAAACTCATCGTCCTGCGCCCACAGCCACTCGAGCGCCAGATGCCGCGTGCCGTGCGGCGCGAGCGCCTCGCTGAGCACCGATTCGGCGACACCCGCATTGGCCGCCATCGCCTTCTGCGACAGGCCCGTGCGGGCCATCGCGTCGCGCACGAGCGTGGTCACCGCCGTCCGTCCGGCTTTCACCGGCATTCGATCGCGGGGTGAATCGCCGCGAAGATCGTTCGCTATCGTTCGCAGCCCGGTCTCTTGCACACTGCCTCGCATGACGCCGTTACTCCCCCGCCCCACAGACATGGCTCACAAACGCACCGCGGGTCGCGAACGTGTGCCCGCAGCGCCGACACCACACACTCGAGACGCGGACCCGGCCGAGCGCCTCGCGCTGGCGATCACGACGGCGCGACGCGCCGCGCAAGCGTTCCGTCACGCGCGCCAGGAACTCCAGCAATGCCTTCATGACGTGCTGGTCGAGGAGGGCCGATGAGGATGGAGATGGGCCGGCGCGGCCGAGGACATGTGGCTGAACTGAATCAACGCCTGCAAGTCGTCGATGTGATACCGCACGCGCGATCCGAGGCGATAGACGCGGATCGGATGCCGGCGCAGATGTTGGTACAGCGCCTTCTTGCTCGGGAGCCCCAAGTAGGTCACCGCGTCGTCGGCCGTGACAAAGGGCGTCGTCACGCGACCTCCTTGAAGGCGCGCGGCGGAATCCCGATCTTCTTCTCGATCTTGAGCGCGAGCGCGAGACTCGGCGGTTTCTTGCCGTGCAGGATTTCGTTGACCGTGCTGATCCGGACCTTGAGCAGGCCGGCTAAGGCGGTCTGGGTGTTGTAGGGCGGGCGCTGCGCGCGCAGCCACTTGTCGAGGGCCTTATTGCGTTTCGCCATACCGCAAAGAGTAAGCGCGCACCTAATCGTGCGTCAAGGGAAATCTATACGGTTTCGCTAAATAGTTTAGCGAGAACGATAACTTGTTATCGAAGAAGGACTTACGGTAGAATGACCACTTCGCAGATGGCGAAAAACCGTGCGGCGCCTCCGCTGACCCCCATCGAGCAGACGGTTCAAGCTAATGTCAAGCGCCTCTTGGATGCCTCGGGCCATTCCCAGCGGGAGTTGGCCCGCGCCGTGGGGCATAGCGATGCGTGGGCGAGTGACGTATTGGGCGGGCATCGCCCGATTCGGTTGGCCGATGTGGATCTGGTCGCCGACTTTCTCAAGGTTCCCCTGACGGCCTTGCTCTTCCCCGAGGGCCTGACTGCGAGCACTCCTACCGATGCCGACCTCACCCTCACGGCCTCAACTGTCCTCCGTCGCGAGCTCACGACCGCTCGGGATGCGCTTACCCGCAGCCTCGCGGAACTCACCCGCCTCGACCGCCGCGCCCACCGCCACGCCCACGCTGGCGGCACCCGCGATCGCCTGGTTCAGTCAGCGATCGAAAAAGCCCTCACCACCGTCGCGACCGCCGCCGCTGAACATGCCGCTACGGCGGCCGCCGAACGCGACCGGGTGCTCCTGCGAACTGGGTCATCAGGTGCAGGCCATCGACGAGGTACGCCCAAAAGTCGCCCAAGCGATCCGCCAGATGGCGAAGCAAGCCTACCGGCGCGACGTGCTCGGGAAGCCTGACGCGCCCGTGGCCGAGGCGCTCGCGCGCGTCCGCCGCATACTCCCCCCCAGGGGGGGGGGGGGGGGGGGGGGGG